CCCAGAGTCCTCTGGGTATTCCCGACGGTCACCCTTGATTAGGTAGACCATCTTGACTCCCTGCAGCTTCTCGCCCAACCGTCTCTCGATCGCCATCACCTCGCTCAATCCCTGCACGTCATGCTGGTTCTGCCTGTCGACCCGGCTATCCCACCTCGCTGCGGTCTTGAAGCTGAGGACGTATAAGTCCCCGGTAGCCTTCTCCCGCAGCAGCCCATCCGCTCTCGCGCCGAAGTCAATCCCCTGGGCGAAATCCCTAACAAGGTCCTCCCGCTCGACCTCCAGAATGTCGTAGTTGGCGACCAGGTCCGGATACCCCCGTGGGTGAACGTAGTAGACCCGCAGGAGCCCGGCGACCAGTGCCTTCTGTTCCTCGGCGACCTGAAACGCATCCATCCCGGGTTCAATCTCCAGCCCTCGGCCCCTGATGGCCTCGTCGTAGCCCTCCAGCGCCGCCTGGACGCACTCCTCCACGGGATGGCCTTCCAGCATCAATTTCAGCCCTGCGTGGGTGTACGACCCCGTGGCGAGCGGGATTGCCGTCCTAGACCTGACGATGCCGACGCCTCCGGCAGCGTGATATTCCAAGTAGCGTTTCCGCGGGCAAAGTTGGTAGGTAATCGTCCGGCTGCGGTCTACGAACGTGCGTCGCGTGCTCATTGAAGTTCCTGCCTTTCCACGGTGCAGAGCGTGTCGTTGTGGTTCCCGCCGTGGCACACAATCAAGATTTCCTCGAGGACGAATCCACGTCCAATTCCCATACCAACGGTGTTCCAACCGAAGGAGATGACATGGCCACCTGGCATGACCAGTCTAGCTATCTCATCACGGACTCGAGGAAAACCACCAGTAGGATTTTCCTTCCCCTTGAAGGCTAGTCCTATCTCCTGATAGCTGCGGCTTACTTGAGTCAAGCTGTAAGGGGGGTCGAATATCACCCCTTTCAACCCTTGCCAAAGGGTAGCAAGGAACTCGCCAGCTTCCATGTGGCTTGGTTGTCCAAGCGCAGGGTTCAAATCGTTGCGAAACTCAGCAAACTGACTCTCTCCTGCAAATGGGTCGGCCCACCCTTTTCCGTTCAAAGCGTACCGATAAAGCAGTTCCTTGATGGGTAGAATCCTGAAGGTCTGCTTGTGGGGCATCGCCCACACGCGCGTAATACGCGGTTCTACTGCTACATCTTGAGCGTCAGCCATCTCCATCCCTCCATCCCTGCCAATCCCCATTGGTGGGCCTAAGCCTTGTCCGCTGCTCCGTCAGGGTGTTGGATTCGAACCAACGTCCTCTGGGTTTCTAGCCCAGTGTTCTACCAGACTGAACTAACCCTAACGGATTGGTCAGCCACTCGCTACCCACCCCACCAACGGGGAGTGCATCCTACGCCTCGTCGGAGCCGATTGCAAGCGAATTCCGTTGACTGTTCCGTCAGTCCAATGCTACCATCCGCCATTGCCTGACATGTAGGACCCCAACCGGCGGGGGCGGATGCCTCGAACGTCCGCCCTCGCCCCTTTTTCGAGGAAAGGAGCGTAGATGGAATCAGCAGCAGCAAAGGTCCGCAGCCCAGAAGCTGCCCTGACTCTCTGGTCTGCTGTCGAATCCCACTTCAATCAATGGTTCCACAATCCCGACCTCGGCGCCCTCCGCGTCTTCCTCTGCGCAGCGGCCGCCCACGACGCCATCTCGACCGAGCCCATCTGGCCGGTTATCGTCGGGCCGCCTTCGACAGGCAAGACCGAAATCTGCATCCGCCCCTTCCTCAACCTCCGTCCGAACTACTTCCCCCAGTCCGACATCACTCCCAAGGCATTCCTATCTGGCACAGGCGGCAAAGCAGGTTCTCTTCTGCACCGCACCGGCTCCTCAGGCGTCTGGTTATTCAAGGACTTCGGGACAATCATGTCCAAGCGTGACCAAGACCTCAAGGAAGTCCTCGGTTTCCTGCGTGAAGTGTTCGACGGCGAGTTGACGCGCGAAGTTGGCGGCAAGAAGATAACTCACTGGCAAGGGAAGATAACAATCATGGCTGCGGCAACCGAGGAAATAGAACGCGCGCGTCTCGTCATGTCCTCTCTCGGGGAACGCTTCGTGATGGTGCGTTGGAGCCGCGGCGACTCCATGGCGCGCAACCAGAAGGCACGCATGCAAATCGGCAAAGAGCGACAGATCCGCGAAGGTAGCCAGTACGTCATCAAACAATTCCTCGAAGACGCCGTGACAACCCTCCCTGCAATGCCCCCAGACGACCTAACCTTCCGAATAGACTGCCTCGCCGAGATGACTGCCTGGCTTCGTGCCCACATCATCCGTGATCGCTCCGAAGGCAAGAACACCGTCATCGACGTCCCCGAGTGGGAAGGCTCCAGCCGGCTCGCCAAGACCATGTCCAACCTGATCGCCTTCCACGCCGCACTATTTGGACGTTCCATTCCTACCGCAGAAGACTTGGCTCCGGCCGTTCGCATCGCCTTCGATTCAATCCGTCCCAGCCGATCCAAATTCATTGCAGCGATGCCTATCGGAGCCGACCAATCGTGGGCAGATGTGGTTCGCGTTTCTGGGTTGGCTGAAGGTTCCATGAGTTGGACTGCGGACGATCTAATGAACCTTGGTGTTATTGAGAAAATCACCGCCGCCGAGGTATGTTTCCGACTAACTCCATCATTTGAAAAGCTGTTAGTTGGAACAGGAATTCGCCAAAACGCGCCGTAACTGCAATTTATTCAGTACCAGTACCGTACTTTACCGCTGCTAACCCCTTTGTTTCAATAACCTGCAACTGTAGCAAACACCCCAGTGTCGGTCTCTTATTCTTTTTTCATGGTACACAACCTTGTATTATTGCTAGAGTTGCAAGTCCTTTGTTTGTGAATAGGTCACAGACTAGGTATGGGGTACTATAACCTAGTCCATCCGTGTCACGCCTAGGGACGATGTGCCGTCATCCCACGTTCGCAGCAGGGCGTTCAGCTCGGCGAGCTGGGCAACTCCCTCTGCCAGCAGATGCAGTTGGAGCAGCGGCAGCTTGTAGCCTATACCTGGTCCATCTTCCGGTTGGAACTTGGCCCGGATCTCATCCGCGGTCATTTTGTTGGCTCCTTCGGCGCGATCGGCTTTGTCGGTGGTCGTGGCTTACCTTTCTCGCGAGCAACGGTAGGGTCGCGCCACTCAAATTGACAATCCCTGCAATGACGGAATAGGTGCTCTCGATTCATCGGTGCGCCTTGACGCCCTTTCTTCCCGCATCCGTCATTTTCCCAATCTAATCCAGTTTCATGGGCGGCGTGATAGCGCGTATAAATGTCTCGGCTACCGCACTTTGGACACGCTACCTTGAGCTTCGGCTTGCGCTTCATGGCTTCGTTGGCTCCTTGGGAGCTTCGCCCTGCGGAGTGGGTATGTAGGGGACGAGGGCCTGTGCAGCGTCACGCAAGTCCAGCACGAACTTCATCATTCGCCCAGCCCAATCTCGGTCGCCGTCCTTGCTGATGTCACGCACCAATGTTCCGTTGTCAATATAGCCCATGATAGCTTGCAGCGCCTTCACCAACGCATCGCAATCTGCCTCTAGCTTGAGTGCCGCGTCTCGTAAATTTTTGCTGATCGTGATTTCATCTTCCAGTTGCCGGCGAAGATCGTCCCTCTCGGCGGTCAACACGCGAACCTGTTCCAGCAACCATCCAATGTCCTCGGCCCACCGCTCCGGCTTTTCTTCCTCTTGAATGCAGTGAACTGCCAATCCCGTGAGTCCATTGCGAATACGCTGCAACCTGTCGTCGCTCATTGTCCTGTGCCTCCCTTCGTCGCTTCGCCCTGCGAAGTGGGTTGCGGGTAGATGGCGAGAATTACACGCAAGGCGTGATCGGCTTCACTGAAATCTGTCGAGCCTATTCCCTCGCGGAACCATTCCGGGTTGCGCTCCTCGACTCTCGCTGCAAAGTTTCGTGCTGCCCTTACCAGCGCATCCCGCTCGGCGGTCAGCTTGCAGACTCGGCATTGACAGCCTTCGTGTGGACTGCCCCTATAGTGCTCAGTTGCTTCTGGATGTTCATGCACTCTTAGTATTTCCACGCTCATTGTCCTGTGTCTCCCTTCGCGGTGCGCAACTCGGCGATGCGCTTGTCGCCTTCCACAGCAAAGTAAGATTCGTCGTCCATGATTACCAAGTGTCGCCACCACTTCGCCTCGTCCAACCGCGCCTCAGCGACCAGCTTGGCGTAGGGGAGGGGCGAGAGTTCCGCTATTGCAGTTTTCAACTCGCCCCACGACACGCCGTGCGTATATGCGTCCTTGCTCAAATCTTCGACATTGCGAGTAACCTGCTCCATCGCCGCCGACACTTCTCGGGCTACGCGCTCGGCGAGGTAGGTGCGGATGATGGGCAGCAGTTCGGCTTCAATTGCATCGCTCACGGTTGCTATATCGTCGGGATGGCTTTCCTTGCACCATTTTGCCGTGAGTTCACGAACCAACTCCTCTTCTCCCACGATGGGCGGCTTCCCTTGCGCTTCGAGCCCCTGCGTCTCAGATTCCTTGTACTGAAAAGCCCCCGGTGCATTCGCGTCACACGAAACAACGCCCGCGTCCGTGTACCGATACCACGCTTGTTGCGCTTCGAGCCTCTTGTCGCTCGTCATAGCCCATCCTCCTCGACGAAACTTTCTGCGAATGCCTGTTCTGGTGTCATGCCATCGTCGAAGCATTGTCGCCAATAATTTTCTGTCAGGTCAGGAACCATCTCGGCTTCGCGCATTGCATAGCTGATAAGTCTTTTGCTCCACGCCACAAACGCACGTGCATTGCGAGGCACAATCGACAATCCTTTTCTATCCAGCGGGTCACGCGACGGGTCTGCGATGGTCATGGCTGCTCCTTTTTCGGCATTCCATAGATTGCGCTGATGACAAATTTCTCGGCCTTGAATTGTTCACCGCACTCGTCGCAGACGTAATCCTTGCCGCTTGGGTGAATCGGGCCTTCCAATCTAGTCAGGTGATTGTGCTTGCAGTCCAGCGGGTCAGTCATGGGGTGAGCTCCTCATCTCCTCAACGTCGTAGCAATTCTGCGGACTCGAATACTTATCGCGCGAATCCTTTCGGTCAGCTAGAATCGCCTCCGTCTCTTTCTCAATTGCCTCGGGGTCAAGCATCATAATTGCGCGTTGTACACCCAGCGAGCCACTAACATTCACTTCGACTTTCACAGTGAACTGTTTTTGGAAAAGACCTTTGAACAAATCCCATCGGCCGATACCGACAACCGTTCGATTGAAGATGAATGGGTCGTGGAGCGCCTGCTCCCTAATCAACTTGCCGTCAACGCGGACCGCAATCGAAAACTGCTCCTTACCATCTCCTAGTGTCATTTCCTCTCCCCCCGCGCCCGCTCCCGATTGCAAGCGATAATGGCGTCTGCGATTTCGTACTCAACTTGACTGTCTGCCTTCGTGTGCATCGAAGCAACTATTTTCTCCGCTGCACGGTAGGCCGCCAGTTCCAGCAGCGCATCCTCGCTATCCGTGGCGGGCTGCGCCGGATAGCGCTCCGTCGTTCCGTCGCGGTAGTTCACTTCCACGGGATGCTGGTGTGCAAGCAATGCCCGCATGTGGCGCTCGATAATGTCGGCTTAATCGCGAAGCTCCTTGTGAAATGCGCAATAGCGTGAACCTTTCACGGCGCGACGATGGCAAATCCATCCGGCACACGGCTTGCTCTTGTGCTTCGCCTTCCCTTTGCGGCTCATGGGTGCCTCATCCTTTGGTCACAGATTGCGACCACTAGACCGAATATGAATACCATCTCCGCCAAAGTCTGCTCGCTCATCGGCCTGTCAGTCCTCCCGCTCATCGTAGGATCCACCACGCCAGCACCAGCCATTCGACCAGGCCGGCGGCCCAGCCAATCATAAACGACCGCATGAGTGCAACCGTTGTCAATTCCTCAGACATCGTCGCCACTTTCGACCTCCCATATGAGCCAATCCAGCAGTCCTAGGTTTTGCCGCCCCAGCCTCCACCCCTCCGCCATCGCTTCCCTTGGCCTCTCCATCCTTGGCGTCAGGTTGCGGATCGTCGCGCGAGGGGCAGAAGACCTGGGCGGTCGTCCCGGTCTGCCTCCCTTCCCCTTCCCTCACTTGCTGTCACCGCTACTACCAGCTCACAATGGCCCAAGCCGCCAATACCGCGACGAACGCACCGATCGCGGCCCATAGGATGTCATGCCAGTCAACCTGGGCCCGGTCATCCCGCTCCAAGTCATTCCATTCCTTGTTGGTGTCGGTGTGCATGTTACCCCTCCCCTCAGTCCTCAGTCCACTTCGCCCAGCCCCCCGCAAGAGGCTGGACGCTGGGGACTATTCGCCAAAGTAAAACTGCCGCGCGTACTCCAGCAATATCGCATCCTCTTCGACCGTGGTCCTTGCTGCAGTCCACGGTTTGAACCAATCCTGATACTCGAATATCGCCGTTTCGGGCTGGCACCATCTGTCCAGTTTACCAATGATGCGCGATGCTGGGCCGCCTGTCCCTAACAGGATGGAATACTCCGCCGGTTTCCTGTCCTCTTCCTCTTGCGCGGTCCCCGGCGCGTACCAATCCGGCCGTACTTCGACCATCAACGCGCCTTCGCTGCATATCCGCTCGCGTGTCCCTTCGTCCGCCAATTCGTCGCGCATGTTCGCAATCGAATTCTGCGCGTAGCGGTCTGCGGTCTCTTGGAAAGTTTCCTCCCGCTCCGGTGTCTGCGTTGCCTTGACTCGCGTTGCCATATCGCACCCCCTCGTCTTGGATTGCAAGTTTACTTCCCCGGCCGCCCGGTCGCCTTCAGACTGACAGACGGACAGACGGCCGAGACTGGAGACTATAGGATCCCCGTAGCCCACTCGCGCAACCGTTGCGGATTCCTCGCGCCCATCTCCGCAACCGTGCACATTGCCTCGCGTTTCTCCGTGCTTGTCAGTGCTGGAAACCGGATGATGCTCCCGTCTGCTGCAATCTTCACACTCCCGGCGCGCTCGCAGCAATCACCCGGAAGCATGTGCATCAACTGGCCTGTGATCGCGCCGTCTTCTTGCTCGCGTCCGCGCTCAAAGAAGTATTGACGACCGCGAATGGTAAGGATGTTCGGATTGCCATCCGTGGCGAACATGTGTTCGATAACTCCCAAAGTGTTGTTAGCGTTCACTGTGCAACTGTAACCCATGGCGGTTACCTCCAATACTCGCCATCCTACTACCAGATGTAGGATAGTGTCAAGCACAATCGACATGCCGACGCAAAATAATTAACGGAAACATGGGACTTGCGCGACCGGACGCAATCGCCAGTAGAAGGATACGGACTAGATCGACAACCGACAGTCAGCGTTGTAAAAAGGAGACAGTATGCGCAAGATTGTGCAGATTGTGTGCGACGCACAGGCGTCCGCACGGCTACGCTGGTGGGTGTGGGCGCGACCGACGCGACACTTGGACTGATACCACTGGGGATAGGTGGAGCGACCGGCGACACAGGCGCGAGTACCACAGGTACTGGGACTGTTGTAAACATACAACGTCAGCCACAGGCGACAGGCATAGTACCGCTGGTACTGTCACAGACGCGGCCGCCGCGACCATCCACTACCGCCGTAGTAGCCACAGTCCCGCGGTCGCCGGCGTCCCCGGTCCCGCCGCTCCCGCGACCGTCACCCATCCCTTGACCGTCGCCCCAACATTGTCCGGCAGGGGCGGTGGGCGGTGGCAACGGTAGCTGGGTCTCGCCCTCATTTTATTTTCCCTGTGGCGGTTATTACACTTTCGTCGCGTCGGACGCAAGGTTTTCCTTGACAGTCTGTTGGCTGGGGGCGTATAAGTGGCGCTGACGTGACTGACATTGCATCGCCAGCGCCATCGCCCATCGCCCAACCGGCCGAGCCCCCGCGCCCGCCCAAGCCCTGGGACGAACTCTCGGCGGCGGAGCGGACCGACTACCGGCGGGCCCGGGCGGAATGGCGCAGGACGAACCACGGGGAGACATTCGTCGCCATGTCCAAGTGGGTCGCACAGGTCAGGCGGCAGGCGGGGTTGACGCGGGAGGGATTCGCCAAGAGGCTGCAGGTCAGCCGGGCGACTGTCTCGCGGTGGGAGCGCGGGGACACATTCCCGGCGCTGGAACACCGCGTGAGGTTGCAACAGTTGGAGAGGGAGACGGAGGACTGATGGTCTACCGCGCCACGCCCGAATCGACGACGCAGACACCGATAGAGATGCGCGCGGAAGCCCAGCGCATCATGGACATGGGCATGGATGCGGCGACAGACCGGATGTCGGAGCGGGAGCGGAAATTTGTCGAGGACACCAGCGACAACTTGGAGGTCTTCGACTGGTGCCCGAGTGTGAAGCAACTGTGGTGGCTGAGGGACTTGAAGGACAAATATCTCTTGTGAGGAGGATACAACGATGAGCTGGAGCGTTTCAGGAATCGGCAAGCCCCAAGCGGTGAAAGCGGCAATCGAGAAGCAGGCGAACTATTCGTGCGCCGAACCAGAGGAAACTGTTAGGAAGGCCGCCTTGGCGGTCGTCTACGCTGTCCTCGACGCGCAGCCTGTGGCGAGTGCCGTGCAGGTTTCCGCGTCAGGACACCAAAGCAGCGTGGATGCAGACGGCAAGGCGCAGAATCAGCTTTCAATCGACGTGAAGTGCATCTACGGATTCGCGGAGTAATGTGAGCGCCAGCAAGTGCGTCGTCGACAACGTCGTCTACCCATCCCACAAGCCCGCCGAGGGCAACATGGTGAACCACGACACCGGCCGGCGCGAGTTGGCGTGCTGGTGCTCCCGTTGCGGGATGTTGCTGGATAGATTGACCGGGAAGGCATTGGAGGCAAAATGACCCCACAGGAACAGGCCCAGTTCATCGCCCTACTCGCCGCGACCCTTATCAAGCCCAACGAGCTGATGACCGTCACCACGACGGAGCTCAACGTCGCGATCAACCTCGCCGCCGAACTCTACGTGCTGGCGCAGGCGCAGGTGAAGGCGCATCCGCTGACATGACAGACCGCGACCAGTTCTACGTGCAGCTCGACGGTCCCGCGACGATTGAGGACTATCATTGGCTGATGGAGCAGCGTGTCCTGAAGTTTCGGCCCGAGGACGTGTCGTATTCGCCGCAGCCGAAACATGCGGAGGTCTGTCGGACGTGCGTCCACTTCTTCAAGGGAGAAGCGGCGCATCGAAACACATGTGAACTTATGAGGCCTCATTCGGAGACAGAGTCCGTTGCGCCGTGTGGATGGTGTAGGTTCCACACGACGGACTATCAAACTTTTGGGATAATCGACAAGGAGAATAAATCGTGAGCGACCACCAAGCAGACCGCGTATTCCAAGCCATCGACGGCTATGAATTGGCCCACATCATCGGCAAGGAAATCGAGCGCCAGTGCCTGACCCATCCGCAATTCCGCAAGCACCTGACCTATCCCCTCTGCTCCTTCGCCGCGAACATCGTCGTCACGGCCTACCCGATGGATCCCGGCGAGTTCGCCCTGAAGGCCCGAGGGGAATTCCGACGGGCCAGCGCCTCGGCCCTCGCCGCAGACGCCAAGCCCGAGATCGTGACGGTCGCCGCCGAACTCAATATCGACGCGCCCGCTGAAGGTGGCCTCGCCCCCGACGAAGCCCGAGTCCGCGTCGGTCTGCCCGTCACCGCCCCGACGAAGGTCCCCGGCGGCACCGCCGACCTCGCCGACGCCACCCTCTCGAAGCAGCCCGAGATGGAAGACCCGGCGGTCATCGCGTCGTCCACCCCGTCCCAGCGCCAGCAGAAGGCCCTCGCCGACCAGCGCAACCCTCGACAGACCAAAGTAGATGGTGATGCCGCTGGTCCGTCATCCTCGGTCCCCAAGAACCGCGCCGGCGCCTCCCCGAATTTCGCCCGGTCAATCAACCTGACGACCCGCGCCGAACCCGGCGGGGAAGGGAATGTCCGGATTGACGAGAATGTCACCAATAGGTAGGCCGACCATGAAGATTGCACGCAAGGCCATAATTGCGGCGTTGGATGCTTGCAACGAGCGCGAGATAACGACCATACGCTTCCGGCGATACTGCATCACATGTACGCCGCGAAATAATGGTTGGGATATTCGGTATGTGGCTACGGGAGCGAAGTAATGAAGCTCCCGTCCATCCTAACCTTGGCGCAATCCATGAATCGGCTCGCCCAGTCGATTGACAGGGCCTCAGACATCCTCGAACGCGCCTACCCTCCTCCCTCCAAGGGCAAGCCTCCGCGCATCACCGAGGACGCCCTCATCCGCTACGACCCCATCGCCGACTACGAAGCTGAGTTGGAGGAGGAACGGCTGCGGGAACAGGGACGAGGGGAGGAATCCTGATGGCCCGCCGCTCCTCCCAGCGCATCGACCCCATCACCCTCCTCCCCATCGCTCCGACCATCGCGGCGACGATCGACACAGGCTACCAACCTCCGTCCGACACCCCCGCCCCTCTCACTCGCGCCTCGAAGTCGAAGCCCGACCGCCGCCAAGTCTTCCGCGGCACCCTCCAGTCCTTCGCCAACAACCTCCGCGGCGGCGTCTCAACCCTGGTCGACCTCGTCCGCGTCGCCGCCGAGACCAACCTCGACGCCGCGACCTTCATCGCCCGCTGGGATTCCCACAAGGATAAAATCAAGCGCAACAATGTCGGGCAGGTCGTCGAGGACACCTGCCGCGAGTTGCAGATGGATTGGACGCGCCTGGTCGGATTCGCCGCCGAGGCTGCCGCGAAGACCGGCCAGCACCTCGCCGCCATCAACGCCGCTCTCGCCCTCCCCGAAGTCGTCGAACGCTCCATCAAGTTCGCCAAGGAACGCAAGGGAGTAGCCGACCGCAAGTTCCTGTTCGAACACTCCCGCTTCGTCCCCATCCCCGCCGGTTCCCAAGTCAGCATCATCAACCAAGTCGCCGCCAACGCCATGTCCAACAACGAGTCATCGGGGGCGTTCGTCCCGTTCGAAGCCGACATCCTCGAAGCGACTCCGGAAGTCCCCGACCCGTCCATCGAGCCGAGCGTCGATCCCCGGCTGGTCGCCGTGCGACCCGACGACGGCGAGGCCGAGAGTGTCGAAGTCGAGTTGCCAATGAAGGTGTCCGATGGCGCTTGACCCGAAGCTGACACGAACGATTGACGTGGAGTACCGCCTTGTCCCCAAGGAAGGTCTTCGGCGTCTCGCCCTTCGCTATGGTCTCGGTGTGCAGAGATATGGGGAAGGAAATTGGAAACGTGGCCTGCGCGACAAGGAATTCATCGAGGAGCGCAAGAACCACTTGGTTGAGCACCTGTTTACCTATCTGGAACAGGGTAACCGCAACGACGACAATCTGGCTGCAATAGCGTGGGGCTGCTTCACTTTGATGGAAGCGGAGAAGGTCGCGGCAGAGGACGCGGACGATTTGAAGGTAATGGGAGTCGTCGAGTGTATTCCGCCAAGGTAACCGACGCAGCCCTCCTCGCGGCCGAATCCCGCCTCGGCATCCGCCTGCGCCGCCACCCTATCTCCTACGTCGACTCCTCGGTCTCGCACCTAAACTCCCTGATGCAGGAGGACGGCACGCTGAAGCGCCCGCTCTCGAACGAGGAGCGCGCCTTCATCCGCAACGAGCGCCTCGTCTCGAAGTTCGACTTCACCTACTGGTCGACTCGCTACGCCTTCATCAAGCACTACGCCGACAGCCGCACCGTTCGCTACCAGCCCAACATCGCCCAGCGCATGATGAACGACATCTGCGCCGAGATGGAAGAGGAAGGCATCGCCATCTTCATCCAGCAACTGAAGGCTCGGCAACTCGGCGCGACGACCGACACCGAACTCCGCATCGCCCATCGCGTCCAGTTCTACACCTACGTCGAAGCGGTCGTCGCCTCCTCCCGCCCCGAGAAATCCGAGGAGATGTCGAACAAGATGCTGCTGTGCTGGCAGAAGCAGCCGTGGTGGCTCCTCCCGCGCGAGACGAGCAGCCGCGCCGGCGCGCTCATCGAATTCGGCGACCTCAACTCCGCCGTCTCGATCCAGCACGGCGCCCAGATGACCGGCATCGCCCGCGGCCGCACGCCCAACGTCATACACCTTTCGGAGCTCTGCGAGTTCGTCAACCCGAAGGAACTGGTCGACGCCTCCCTGATGCGTGCCGTCCACCACTCCCCGTCGACCTTCTTCATCATGGAGTCGACCGCGCTCGGCATTGGCAACTGGTGGAACGACACCTGGAATATATCGAAGGAGGGCTGGCCGACGCGCACCGCCGACTTCCGCCCTGTCTTCCTTCCCTGGTTCGTCGGCTCCGACATCTACCCCGACGACACCTGGCTCCTTGCCCATCCAATCCCTCCCGACTGGCAACCATCCGAGGCCGCCATCACCCACGCGAAACGCTGCGAGGAATTCGTCCAGCGAGACGACCTCCTCCGCAAGCACCTCGGCCCCGCCTGGACCATGCCGCGCCGCCAACTCTGGTGGTGGGACGTCGAGCGCAACATCGCCGTGAAGAAGCGCCAGTTGGCGGAGTTCTACTCGGAAACCCCGGCCGACGATATCGAGGCCTTCCAGAACACCAACCCGTCCCCGTTCGAGCCGCAGGAGATTGAGATGCTGCACTCCCGCACCCGCGTCCCGCTCGCGGTCTTCGGCTTCCGCGGTCACCCCGACGACTTCCCCATCTCCGCCCAACCCCTGTCCACCCAGATCGACCGCGACATGCCCGCCATCCCCGTCCGCGCCCGCTGCGGCAGCGCCTACCGCCCAATATGCTGCGACCTCGTCCCCCTCAAGTTCCCCGGCTACTCCGGCTACAACGAAATGGCGAAGCTCCTTGTCTATGAGTTGCCGAAAGAGGACGCCGAATACGGCATCGGCATCGACACCTCGGAAGGCGTCGGCCAGGACCGCTCCGTGATCGAGGTCATCCGCAAGGTCAGCATGGCCGAGCCTCCCATGCAGGTCGCCGAATTCGCGTCCCCGCGCCTGAATTCCCTCGACCTCTTCCCCTTCGCGTTCATCGGCGGCCAATTCTATTCAACCCTCCGCCGCGACACCGAAGACCAGACGACGACCCTCCAGCGTCCCCGCATGGTCATCGAGTGCCGCTGGAACGGCGAGAACGTCCAGGTTGAGTTGCAGAAGCACGGCTGGCCGAATTTCCACAAATGGACTCGTTACCACAAGGTCAAGTACAACTTGGCGCAGGAGCGCAACCTCGGCTGGTACACCAACGCCTGGTCGCGCCCGATGATGATGGACTACCTGCTGAAGGCCGTCCGCGAGGGCTACCTCATCGTCCCCAGTCCATACCTGATCGACGAATTCAGCACATTGGAAGGGGATGAGTCCGCCCAGGACTTCCGCGCCCTCCACGGACGCCACGACGACCGCGTGATGGCCGCAGGCATCGCCTACTTCTCCTTGCATATCCTCGAAACGAGTGGCATCATGCAACCCATGACGACCACGCGCGTCCGCAGCCATGTCGCCCCGACCTACCAGCCTCCCTACCAGCAGATGGACAATCAGGACGTCAGCGGCGCGGATATCTATGTGCCGGAAGAGGGCGACGATGAATAGTCCCGCAATGGACGGCTTCGGCGCGGCTTGCACGAAAGTTTTTGGTAAAATGGAGAAGCCCGTCATCAACTGCAAACGCTGCGGTGCCAAGCGTCACGACCCTTGTCCTGACTGTGGAAAATGTCTGTGTGTTGGCGATTGGCCGTGGTGTCCACACGAAGCCACTACGCGCCAGCGCGTCCAACTGGAGCCTATCGTAGTCTTCCGCCGCCCCGACGGCCGGATGGTCTTCCCCGGCTCGAACCGCGACAAGACGCCCAAGGGCTGCGAGCGCATCGTCCTCGACACCCTCCCGGCGATGGAAAAGTTCGAGCGCCAGTACAACGAGACCCTCCGCCGCGAATCCAGCGACAAGCGCGCCTTCCACGACGCCGCGTTCGCCGAAGGGATGAAGGCCCGGCGGTCGGAACTGAGAGCAGCCATGTCCCGGATGCATCCTCTGGCCCGCGCTATCGCCGAGGCCGCGATGAAGAAGACCGACGAGGGACTGTCCCGCCGGACGAACGGCGAATTCCGCTCCTACTTCCCTGTCCTCCATTACGATTCCAGCAACCTTGAGCCGCACCGCGACGCTGCAACCGACTGGAAGGAGCGCCGCGCGTGACGGCCTACTACAACGAGCACGACCCGTTCGCCGCCGCGTGGCTCCGCAACCTCATCGCCGCCGGACTAATCGCCAAAGGAGAAGTGGATGAGCGAGACATCCGTGACGTTAGACCGAGAGACCTTGACGGCTTCGCCCAGTGCCATTTCTTCGCTGGCATCGGCGTCTGGTCGTATGCCCTTCGGAATTCCGGCTGGTCAGACTCTCGACCCGTTTGGACTGGAAGCTGCCCCTGCCAACCTTTTAGCGCGGCAGGCCAGCGCAAGGGGGCTGCTGACGAGCGGCACCTATGGCCCGCGTTCTTCCATCTCATCCGTGAGTGCGGACCTGACACGATCTTTGGCGAGCAAGTTGCGAGCAAAGACGGACTTGCTTGGTTCGACCTTGTTTCGACTGACTTGGAAGGAGCGGATTACGCCGTCGGGGCGTGTGATACCTGCGCTGCGGGCGTCGGTGCTCCGCACATCCGGCAGCGACTCTACTTCGTGGCCGACTCCCAATACGCCGAGCGGTGGGCCAAACATCAAAAGCACAACGACGCACACAGGCGGAATGGATCTGGAAGGGGCGGTAACCCTCGCAAGTTGGCCATCCCCGATGGCGGGAACGCCAGCACAGAAGGGATACAACGAAGCGGGGAACACGGACAGCAGCCGGAAGACAGTTTCGTTGATCGCGCCGTGGTCAACACCGAGAGCGAACAAATGGGGCTTTCCGGATGCTCACGGCAGCCACGAACAGCCAGCGAGTTGGGCGACACTGGCAACGAGGGACTATCGCAGCGAGAGCGCGACGGACGAGTTCAACGAGAAGAGATGGGGTCATCCGAGAGGGAAGCCCTTATCGGCGCAGGCCACTCTTTCTGGAGCGATTGCGACTGGCTCCCCTGCATCGACGGAAAAGCCCGGCCAGTTGAACCCGGCACATTCCCGCTGGCTCATGGGGTTGCCAACCGCGTGGGACTCCTGCGGGGCTATGGTAATTCGCTTGTCGCGCCGCAAGCCGAAGCGTTCATAGCGTCCTACATGGAGCTGTGCTGATGCCCGTCACAACCCTCGACACTCCCAATCCATCCCTCCCGCGCGACATCGTCTGTCCGCCGCGCGGCACCGACGTCACGAGCAGCAGCCGCGTCCACGGCTGGCAAATGGAGTGTGTCCAGGAAGGAACCCGCTACCTGCAATCCCAGCCTGGCTACGACGACATCGACTCCTCCATCCGCATCATCTCGAACGCCGACCAGGAGATGTCGAAGCACCTGTCCCAGGTGCGCATCAATCTCATCAAGCGCGACGTCAGCGAGATTGTCGCCACCCTCTCGAACGTCCGGATGCTCGGCGAGCTGAAGTGCGACAACCGCGACTTCGACTCCCAGCTCTCCGCCCTGAACAAGATGCACCGCGCCTGGTACCTGAACACCTTCGTCGATCGCGCCTTCAAGCAAGCCCTCCAGTACGCCGCCGTCGGCGCCAAAGGCTACGTCGGCCTCGACTACGAACCCTCCTTTTGGACCAAGCGCCGCGGCGACATCACCGTCCCGGTCTACGGCCCCCGGCAAATCCTCCCGGTCCAACTCGGCCCCCATCACGACCTCCAGCGCGCCTACGCCGTCACCATCAAGACCCAGATGGGCTACATGGAAGCCCTCGCCAAGTGGCCTACCTGCGCCGCCCTCTTCACCTACTCAACTGACCGCCCATCCTGGTTCCGTCGCGCCGCGCAGCGCCTGAAATTCCACTCTCCGGCCCTCAACGCCTCCGAGCGCGACAAGCACCGCGAGGACGACACCTCCTTCCCTCTGGTCGACATCTTCACGACCTACGTCAACGACATGTCCGTCAATCCCTACACCCAGCCTGTGTCGATGGGCCCGGTCGGGACCAAGTGGAACTACACGGTCCCCTTCGTCGGCCAGGACATCCCATCTGGCATCCGCGATGGACAGGGCCGGGAACTGACGCGGAAAGCAACCGCCGCCGACTGCCTGCTCTACCCTCTCCGTCGCCGCATCATCTCGACAACCCTCGGCACAATCGACGACGACACTTCCCCATGGTGGCACGCCCGCGTCCCCGTCGTCCCCTTCGGCCTCGACGACTGGCCGTGGGATTTCCTCGGCTACTCCCTCATCCGCGACGTGAAACCGGCGCAGGACGCCCTGACCTCCATCCTCCGCGCGATGAACGACTCGGTAAACGCCAAGCTCGACCCGACGATGCAGTACCCCGACAACATGTCGAAGTCCTTGATAGAGCGCATCAACATCCGCAAGGGCGGCGCGGGCGGCAACGTCCGCATCCCCGCGATGACCGGCGAGCAGGTTAAGCCCCTCGTCCCGCCCGAATACTACAACCTCCCGGCGTGGATGATGGAGTTCGTCAAGTCCCTGTCGGAAGCCATCCCGAACCTCCTCGGCACCCGCGACATCAAAGCTCTCGCCAACGCCCGCCAAGTCCCCGCCGGCGACACCCTAGAAAAGTTGATGGAGTTGGCCGGGCCGCGCACCGCCGACAAGTCTCGCTCGATGGAGCAGTCCATCCGCGAGTTCACCGACATGTGGAAAGCGATGGCCTTCGAGTTCTACGACGCCCGCCGGATCGTCCAGGTCCTCGGTGAGGACGGCGTGACCGAGCACATGTTCGACTACGACCCCGGCAACATGATTCCGTCGCACACGCCCGACGAATACGAACTCATCTCTCAGCACAAGATGCAGCCTGGCGACGAATCCCGCGTTGGCCTCGTCGAGCGTGCCCGCGCCCACATCGACACCTTCTACGCCCACGTCAAGCCCTACTCCCTGCACCAGATGACGCAGATGTCCCAGCGCCTCCTGCTGATGCAACTCTTCATCCGCGGCTTCCCCATCGACCCGTGGACTATCGCCGAGTCCTTCGACATCTCGAACTTCGGCCGCCCGCCCGCCGAATACGAGGATACTGTGTTCGGCAAGTGGATTGGCTGGGAGAAGATCAAGGCCGAGATGGCGCAGGCGATGGGTGGAGGGCAGGCGGGTCCGCGTGGACGGAAGCCCAGTGGACAGACCGCTCCGGTTGCAGGTCAAAAATCGGATGGGCGTCCAGTGGTGCGGGAATCGCCGAGATGACGCCGACCGACACCGCGAAGGTGGAATCCTGGGTCATCCAACGCTGGAACGACCACCCCGACATCGCCGCCATCTTCCAACACCTCCACGACACCCACGCGACCGGACGCCTGATGCTGCACCTCGGCAATGGGACGCCAGTCGCCGTAGAATTCTGCGAGCGGGCGTCCGACGACCTCTACATCCCCGAGGCGACCTAGTGCCGCTGCGTGTCCAAATAGTAACGAACACTCTCAATCCCGTCAGCGCCCTCATTCGATTCACGACGAAGGGGTGGGCATCGCACGCAGAAATGGTTGACACCGACCGTGGAATCACCCTCGGTGCGCGTGCATGGACGTTCCGTTACAAGGGCGGCTTGCAAATCCGCGAGTCGAAGTACGACCATTATTCCAAGGTCGAGCAATTCGTCCTCAACAGTCCCAACAGTCCAGAATTGCTGCAGGATGCTTGGGACTGGCTCTATCAACGCATCGGCACTCCCTACAACTACCGTGGATGTTTCGGCATCGCAACGAATCTGATGCTCACCAATCCGAAAGCCATGGACTGCAGCCACGCAATCTTCGCGGCGACTTGGCTAGGCGCGGACTTCCCACTCCTGTCCACGCGCCCGTCTAACCTTCCGTGGCGGATAACTCCGCAAGCATTGCTTGGTTCGCGCGGCCTCGTCTACGTCCCAACTTTACCCTGATTGAAATGGAGGTGATGCCTTATGACGGTATGCGGAATCTGCGGTGGTTATCATCCAGGACATCCATGCCCAGGAATGGCGCACTAGCGCGGCGGTCACGGAGCGCGCGCACAGTAACGAGTGACTGTCGATTTCTCTTGACAACCTCCCCCTCTTGCGCTTACCGTGCAGTCGAGCGCAGCCAAGACCGGAAACGGCAACTTAGGGCAGCTTCAGCGGACTCCATCCCGCCGAGGCTGCCCTTTTTATTTGGCTGCGACCGTGAATGCCAATTGAGCACTTCAAGTCGGCTGAGGCGGAACGGCGCAACTTAGCCTACCGCCACATGCACGGCATCCCGTACACAGCGACAACCGCTGTCGTAGCTGGGAAGGCGCACAAGGTCAAGCATTCAACCAGCGGCCCGCGGGCGCGGATTGACGCCGCCCAACGGCGCAGAGGAGGAACGATGGCCCGACGCAGACGGCATGGAAAGAAACGCTAACGATAGCGTAGCTCCTTCTGTCGGAGAGTTCCCGCTCCACCGAATCTGGACGGTTGAATTCCCTCGATAGACCGAGGTCAGAAGACGACGGAAGGGGTAGGGCGACCTCCCCTTCCTATTTCCCAAGACGACAGTGGAGGTTGCAATGGCGCGAAGGGGCGGCAAACGTCGCGGCGGCAAGCGAGGCAGCAAGCGCGGCGACGATAAAATGAGAGGACGGTACTAACCATGGCGAGGCGCAGAGGCGGCAAACGCGGGATGAAGACCCTCCCCACAACCGGCGTTATCGCATCGCCACAGATCAACCCAATGCGCGGACGCGGACGAGGCCGAGGTCGTGGCCGACGCGGCGGCCGAAGACGCTAACAAGGGATATGACACTTGGCTTCCACTCCGACAGTCCCCACGGGAGCAGACCAGCAGGATGCTCCGGACACCTCAGCCCTTTTGGGCGGGGAAGGTCCGTCGCAACCGACGCAGTCCTCGCCATCGGAATCGGACGCCAACCGTCAGTTTGTATCCTTAGTCCGGCAGATCCACGACAGCCTCGAAACACTGGCGCGGATGCGTCCGGCAATCTCACCGTTCGTCAAGCAGGCGCAGAACGCCCTGACGCAGGGAATGGTGAAAGCGGTAACCGCCCGGGGGGCAGGACCAGAGGAAAGGCAGCCGGCACCCTAAGGGGCTGACGCTGCTCGAATCCGCCTGACCGGAAGGGCCACTGGAGCCGCGAAAGCGGAAGGTGGC